CGAGCCGGGCGAAGACTGAGCAGTTGGAGAACAACCGCCTGCGGTACACGTACCGCGAGGCGTCGGGCTCTTCGACGGTCTACACGCAGGATGCGGTGATGTCGGTGCGGGGGATGTCGGATGACGGCGTGAACGGGATGAGCACGATTGAGCTCGCCCGCGACGCGATCGGGCTGGCTCGGGCGTGCGAGATCCACGGGGCGACGTTCTTCGGGAATGGTGCCCGGCCGGGCGTGATCCTTTCCACCGATCAGATGCTCTCGCCCGAGGCGGCTGAGAATACGCGGAACCAGTGGGAGAGGGCTCATCGTGGCCCAGACCGAAGCAACCGAACGGCAGTATTGCAGGGGGGGCTCAAAGTTTCGGAACTCGGCGGGAACAACCAAGAGAGCCAGTTCCTTGAGGCTCGCCGGTTTCAAGTCGAGGAAGTGTGCCGCCTCTTCGGCGTGCCGCCGCATCTCGTGGGCGACCTCACGCGTTCGTCGTTCTCGAATATCGAACAGCAATCGCTCGACTTCCTGACGAACGGGCTGATGCCGTATTTGCGTCGCATCGAGTCTTCGATCGCCCGCGATCTCTTGGAAGGCGATGACGAATACTTCGCGGAGTTCGACACTCGTGGCGTGCTGCGGGCTGACGCTGCGGGTCGGTCGAGCTACTACAACACGATGTGGAACCTTGGCGTGTTGAGCGTGAACGAGATCCGCTCACTGGAGAATCTGAATCCCGTCGAAAGCGGCGACACGCGGTTCGTCCAACTCAACATGACCACGCTCGATAAGGCGGCGGCAGAGCCGGAGCCGATGCCCGCGACCGTGGTCGAAGAGATCGTGGTAGACGAGACCGCTCCGGCTGCCGAGCCGGTCGCGGATGCCGCCCCGGCCCAGGCGGATGAACCGCAACTCGCCGACGTTTCGCTCAACGGTGCCCAGATCACCGGCATCCTAGAGATCCTGACGCAAGTCAGTGGCGGGCTCCTGACCACCGACGCGGCTGGGGCGTTGATTCTCGCATCGTTCCCCAGCATCCCGCTCGCTTCGGTTGATCGCATCCTCGCGGGCACGAGCACGCAGGCTGCCGCTCCTGCGCCGGTCGCAGAGCCACCCGCTCCCGAGCCCGTCGCGGCCTCGCTTCCCGCGAGCCGGGCGATGACGATCAGCGTCGATTTCGACCGCACGTTCTCTGCCGATCCCCGGCTCTGGGGCGAGTTCGCCCGCAAGGCGGTCGCGGACGGCAATCGTGTCGTGATGATTTCTCGCAGGCCCGAGGCGGATCGAGAGGAGGTGATCTCATCTCTCGGCGACTACGCCGAGGCTTTCTCCGATGTGCTGCTCGTGGGTAGTGACACGCTCAAAGACGATGCGGCCCAGGCGGCCGGGATCGCCGTGGACGTGTGGGTGGACGATTCGCCTCAGTTCATTCGTAGCGAGCAGCGTGCCGCACCGGGTGCGGTCGCGGAGGGTGACTTCGTTTCGTGGGATTCGTCGGGCGGCCGTGCTCGCGGGCGGATCGACCATGTGATGGACTACGGCACGTTGGACATCCCCGGCACCGATTTCAAGATCGACGCGACCGAGGAAGATCCCGCTGCACTCATCACGGTCTACGAAGAGGTCAGCGGCGGATGGCGGGCGACCGAGACGCAAGTCGGGCACAAGGTGAGCACGCTCACGAAGATCGACCCGCTCCCCGAGCCGCCGCCGGTTGAGGAGAGCTCCTACGGCAAGCCGAAGCGGAAGGGGCGGAAGCGTGGCAACTAGGTATGACCACATCGACTTCACGCCCCCGGCGGGCGTCAAGTCGGAAGCGCAGAAAGGGCTCGATTGGCGAAGAGAGTTCGGCCGAGGCGGCACGGCAGTCGGCGTGGCTCGCGCAAGAGACCTGAGCAACGGCACGACGATCAGCTCCGAGACGGCACGCAGGATGAAGGCGTACTTCGATCGGCACGAGATCGACAAGCAAGGCGAAGGGTGGAGCCCGAGCCAGGACGGCTTCCCGTCGAACGGTCGGATAGCGTGGGCTCTGTGGGGTGGAGACTCGGGGTATTCATGGAGCAAAAAGTTGGTGAGGCAGATGAACGCAGCAGACGAAGGCGCAAGGAGTAACGCGATGAACGTCGAGCGACGATCCCTAGCGATTGACGAGATCGAGTCGGCGGTTCCGCTGCTCGCGGTCGAGAGCCGCAGCGAAGACGGTGCCGAGCGAGAGTGGATCGTGGGCTACGCCGCGAAGTTCGGCGTCAACTCGCTCGATCTCGGCGACTTCGTAGAGCGAATCGACCCCGGTGCCTTCGGCATCGTCGCCGAGCGGCGCGGCCGCAAAAAGCCGCTGGAGACGCGAGCCCTCTGGAATCACGACGCGAACTACCCGCTCGCCCGCTACCCCGGCACGCTGCGGATGACCGTGGACGAGGTTGGGCTCCGGTATGAGTTCCCGGTGCCCGATACGACCTACGGCCGCGACATCGCCAGCAACATTCGGGCGGGCATCGTCAAGGGCTCGTCATTCAGTTTCACCGTGCCCAGCGGCGGCGACTCGTGGGCGGTCGAGGATGGTCGCAGTGTGCGGACGATCCAGAAGATCGACACGTTGCTCGATGTCGGGCCGGTGACGTTCCCGGCGTACCCTGACGCCGATGTGACGGTGGCCCAACGGTCATTCGATCACTTCCGCCAAGAGCGGCGGCAGCACGAGGAAGCCCGCAAGTATCTCGCGGATCGGGCCGCGTTCTTTCGCGACGTTCTGAGGCAGCATGGCCGCTAGTGGTGATTCGTGCCCCCGGTGCCGCGATGGCAAGTACGCCGTCGCGTCGAGTGTTCGCAGCGGCGAGTACCAGACTCGCTATCTGCGGTGCCAGCGGTGCGGCTGCACCGACAAGCAGATCGTGCCCGGCAGTGAAGTGCGGCGAAAGTCTTTTACTGCCGACGCACGCTAACTGCATGGTTTCGGGGCGTGACTCCTAGTTTCGGGATAGGCGAACGCGATCGCGTTGCCGTGAACCCGAATACAGGAGCGATCCTCGTGGACAAGATCAAGCAACTGCTCGAAGAGTTGGCCGCCGTCGTTGCCGAGATGGAGGCGATGACCGAGGACGCCCCCGAGGGTGAGGCTCCCGCCGAGCCGATGACCGAAGAGCAGGAGGCGTCGCTCCGGTCGCTCGAAGTTCGGGCCGACAAGCTCAAGGAGCGGATCGAGTTCCTGACTCGCGTGCAGGCGAAGGAACTGGAACTCCGCAGCGTTCTGGAGCGTGCTGCTCCCGCCAAGAAGATCGAAGCCACCGAGGAGACCCCCGTCGTGGAGAGTCGCGCCAAGGTTTACGCCGTTCCGAAGAATCATCGTCCCCTGCGTGGCTTCCGCTCCGAGGAGCGGGCCTACCGTGCTGGCATGGCGATCCGTGCCGGCCTGTTCAACGATGACGAGGCCCGTCGGTGGTGCATGGATCACGGCGTCGAGAGCCGTGCCCAGGCTGGCGGCATCAACTCGCTCGGCGGTGTGCTGACCAATGACGAGCTCTCCAGCGAGATCATCCGGCTCGTGGAGGAGTTCGGTGCGTTCCCGGCCAACGCCCGCAACGTGGCGATGAACAGCGACACGCTGCTGATCGCCCGTCGCACCGGCGGTCTGTCGGCTCGCCCGATCGGCGAGAACGCGGCTCCGACCACCAGCGATGTGACGTTCGACAACGTGCAACTCGTCGCCAAGCTCTGGGGCGTCGATAACCGCGTGCCGATGTCGCTGATCGAAGACTCGGTGATTGACCTTGCCGATGCAATGGCGGTCGAGGTGGCCCAGGCTTACGCCGAGGCGTTTGACAACGCCGGGTTTATCGGAACCGGGGCGGGGGCCGTGTATCACGGCACGGTCGGCGTGGCGGTCTCGATCAACGACGGCACGCACTCGGCGGGCGTCGTGACGGCTGACACGGGCAACAACAAGTTCGACAACCTCGATCTGCTGGACTACACGAACGTGGTCGCCCGGCTGCCCCTGTACGCTCGGCGGAATGCCAAGTGGTACATCTCGCCGGCGGGCTACGGCTCCTCGATGCTGCGGCTCCTTATGGCTGCCGGCGGCAACAACGGGGCCGATGTGGCCGGCGGCGGCGGGCTCCAGTTCCTGGGCTTCCCGGTCGTGCTGACGCATCCGCTGGAGAGCCGGCTCACCGGCACGGGCTCGGCGATCGCCTGCCTGTTCGGCGATCTGTCGCAGGCTTGCACGATGGGAACGCGGCGCGAGGTCACGGTGAAGACCGACTCCAGCCGGTTCATCGAGTTCGACCAGCTTCTGACCTTTGCGACCGCTCGCGTCGCGATGGTCGCTCACGACCTCGGTGACACCAGCAAGGCTGGCCCGATCGTCGCCCTCAAGTTCGCCTCGTGACCCCTGACCCCTTCCTAGGAGAATCTGACCAGTGAATCACCTCGAAGCTACGAAGACGGTCGTTGGCACGACGGTCACGAGTGCGGCCGGTACGGCGACGCTGACCATCGACACCCTCGGCTACGATTACGCGTCGGTCGATGTGGTCGTGGCGGTCTCGGCGACCCCGGCGAACACCTCGGCGTCGATCCTGAACGTGCTGACGCTCTCGCAGGGCGACACCAACACGGCGGGCTCCTCGGTCTACACCGTGGCGGTTCCCGCTGCGAGCGTGGCTGTGACGGCCCAGCCCAGCGTGGTGCGGCTCGATGTCGATCTGCGTGGCAAGGGTCGGTATCTGAAGGTCGACGCGACCCCCGCTACCTCGCTCGCCACGACGATCGTCGGGCGGTTGGGCAAGGGCGAGATCGGCCCCGAGTCGGCTTCCGCCAAGGGTGCCCTCGCGAAGTACACCGGCTGACGCTTGACAGCCTCGACACAGTGGATGGCGGGTGCGGCATGAGCCGTGCCCGCCATCTCTGTTTGAGGGCTCCATGATCGTCAAGGTCGGCGGTACGGATGTCGATGTTCGGATCGAGTGCGTGATGAGCGGCCCGCGATTCGGCCCGCTCGCGAATCTCTTCGGCTGGGCTCAAGCCCTCATGCCGCTCGGCATCCGCCCAACGCTCGGGCAGGGGGCTCTTTGGGGGCAAGTCTTGCAGCGGTGCATGGAGCAGTTCATCGACTCGACCGAGTACATCCTCACGACCGACTTCGATTCGTTCTGGGGGCAGCGGGAAGTGAGCGAGCTCGTCGCCCTGGCGATGGCTTTCCAGTGCGACGCCCTCGCCCCGCTCCAAGTCAAACGCGAGGACGGTCGCCCGATGTTCACTTTGCCCGGCACGCTCGATAAGCCGCCCGAGGGCGGGGCGACTGAGTTGCCGATGTCGTGGTTCGCGGAGCCTGTGCAGGAAGTCGACTCGGCGCACTTCGGCTGCACGCTGATCTCGACGCGGGCTCTGAAGCGAACGCCGAAGCCTTGGTTTCAAGACCAGCCCAACGCCAAGGGCGAGTACGGCGACGGGCGAATCGACGCCGACATTCACTTCTGGCGGCAGTTTCGAGCCGCTGGGAATCGCGTCTACATCACGCCCCGCGTCTCGATCGGCCACGGCGAGTATGTATCGGTCTGGCCGGGCAAGGATCTGCAATCCCCGGTCTTTCAGTACGTGGGCGACTACACCGCGAACGGTAAGCCCAAAACTGCATGGAGTCTCCCGAAATCGTGAAAATCAAACTGGTGAAGAACTACTCGACCTACACGGTCGGGCGGGTGGTCGAGTGCGAGAACGAGACAGCGGAGCGGCTCATTCGCGACGGGATCGCCGTGCGAGAGTCGCAGATGGATCTGATCGAGACGGCGACAGCCGAGCCCGAGGTCGAGCGGGCTGACGCACGACCGCGACGCGGCAGGAAACCGAATGCGATACCGCAGCCTCAAGACTCTG